CAGCAGGTGGTGCCGGTGGTCAACAAGCAGCAGGTGGTCAAGGAGGCATAACTAAACGTCAAGTTGCTCAAGATATGTGGAAAAAAGGAAAGATTGGTCAAAATAATCCTTTCCTTAATGCAGCCAAGAAAGCAGGAATGCAAGATACAGATCAAGAAGAACCCGCACAAGGTCAAGCAGGAGGCCAACAACCGGCCGCTAGCGGACAACCAGCACCTGCAAAAGGAAAACCAGCAGCAGGCGGAGCAGCACAACCTGATGCATCTGGAAGAATTGAACCAACTATGGAACCCGCACAAGGTCAAGCAGCAGGTGGTCAAGGACAAGATCAAGCTCAACAAGGCACGCCTTATGCACAGGTTAAAGCTAAGATTGCTAAACTAGATAAAAAAGGTAAACAACGAATCCTTGCAGGACTACAAAAAGAATTAGGCGCACAACCAGCAGCACAAGAAAAACCAGCAGCAGGCGGAGGTGCATTTGGACAAATGGCAGCAAACTTAGCCGGCGAACCAAATCCGGCAGTAAGCACTGGAACAAGCTCAACTGGTGGAACAACATCAAAGGTTGGTGGAACAACAACCCATACAGCAAATCCAAACAATCCTAATATGCAACAACAACCAGCACCGGAACAGCCAGCTGCAACACAAGAACCCGCAGTTGAACCTACAATGCAGACAAAGAAACGTGCTCCGAGAAAATCAAGAGCTAAGGCTCCTGCTCAGCCTTCGGTGCAAGCCGCTGGCAAAGTTAACACAGGTAATCCTTTGGCAGAAGCACTTGAAAGAAAAATTGAAGAACACAAAAAGAAATTGTTCACCGAAAATGTTAAATCAGGTGCAACAAGTATTTTTAAAAAGTAATTAAAAGAATGGGAGGCCGCTTTTCTTAGTGGTCTCTAAATTATCTTTGATAATCTCGCCAATAATTTGGCGCTCTTCATAACTTAGATTCATACCTTCACTATAAGAAAGTCCTCGCATATACCAACAAGCCTTGAGGACATCCTTTTTAATCTCCCTAGCCTCTTTTTCTAATTTTGAAACAAGATGTAAGATCTCCGGCCTTGGGAGGTTTAAGACCTTACTGCGAAAAAATTTGATTGATCCATTACTAAGTTAATAGTATATTGATGATGACATTCTGTACACTCGACTTCTTGAGTCTGTAGATCAATTCTACCTTTCATTTCTGTTACATGTTTATTAATTGTATTAAACACATCAGTTGATGCATTGTTAATAAATTCTTTAATCATAACAGAATCAGTTACGGTAGCTTCTGGCGTAGTAATACTAGTGATACATCCTGCAATAACATCTACGGTTAATTCGGTTAATTTAATAAAACTTTCGCCAAATTGCTCTAATTTTTCTTCATCTGACAATGAATCGTTAGTAACAACGTTTAATACTTTTTGTTGTTCTAATGCTTTAATACTAGCCTTAGTAATTTCTTGATATGAATAAGGTCTAATAGTAATAGTTAACGGTGGAACTTCAAGTTGATCTACATATCTAAAATTATTAAGTTTATCAAGATAACTCACAAGATTAATTTCAAATGTACTTCGATTACTGCATTCAGGGCAATCCGCATCAACTTCCATCATTTCACCGTAGGTTGCTGTTCTAATAGCAATTAAAACAGCATCTAAATCTAAACTTGGCATTTTCCAAGGATCTTTAATAGCAGGCACACAGCTTTTTATTAGTTCAACGGTTGCTTGACCATTCATTAACGCATCGGGAGTTTTAAACATAAGTTCGTCCTTAGCGGTCATAGCATAGACAGCGTATTCGCCATTCTCACTCTGATCCAATACTCCCGGCGGATAATATTTGCCGTGACTTGGTAAAGTTACATATAACTTTGGTTGTCTAAAAAACGCTGCCAACGGATTTGTTGGTTTAGCAATTGATGGATTTTCTACCATTTTTTAACCCCGATAAATAAAAAGTAATCATACGTATTTATGTACGCACTTTTCTGGGATTTTGAATAATGGCAGAAGTAACCGGTGATCTAGGCGGTCAACCAATTGAATTAAACAACGCGGCTACCGAAGCCACCCTCAAGGAACTTGTCCGTGCTGTTGCTCTGTTGGCTGCTAAACAAGGCAAAGACGGCAAATCTGAAAAACAAATTGCAGAGTCGATGAAAAAATTCTACAAGCAACTTGAAGAATCATCGGACGGATTTAAAAAATTAACCAAACTGCAAAAAGAAAAGATAAAACAAGACGAAGAAGAAAACAAAGCTCAAAAAGAAAAGATAAAACAATATCAAGAAGAACTTAGAGCCCAGGAAAAATTTATTGAAGGGACAAAATTAGTTGCTTCTGGATTTACAAAAGTTGCTAGTAGTGCCAGTGCATTAGGATCATCATTCTTTGGGTTAATGAATGATCTTGCCAATATGGGAAACAACATCAATGCTGTTGGCGGCATTATTGGCAAGATTCCAATTTTTGGTGGAGTTCTTGGGTCGGCCTTTGGTGCTGTAGCAGGCGCTGCTACAAAAACTTATGAATCGTTTAACAAAGCAGCAAGTGTTGGTGCAAACTTCGGAGGAAGCATTCAAGAAATGCAACGTCAAGTTTCGGCAACAGGGCTAACACTTGACCAGTACACAAGCATTATTAAAAATAACAGCGAGAACTTAGCATTATTTGGCGGTAGTGTAACTCAAGGTGCAAAACGTTTAAGTGAAATGTCTCAGAAGATTAGAAATAGTCAACTTGGAGACGAACTTGCAAGATTGGGTTATTCAACTGAAGATATTAATAATGGCATTGCTAGATATTCAGCAATAGTCACAAAGAGCGCCGGCGGAGTAAGAGTTTCAAACGAAGAGTTAGTTAAAGATACGGGTGACTATCTAAGAAATTTAGATGCTGTTTCAAAACTTACTGGTAAGAATAAAGAAATACTTCAAAGAGAACAAGAAGCAAGACAAGCCGATGCGCAGTTTAGAATATTACAGGCTAAAGTTGGAAAAGAAGGTGCTAAAAATTTAAACATGCTAATGGATAGCATGAGTGAATCTGAAAAACAAGCAGCACAAACTATTTTAGCCACAGGATCATTAAACAGCGAAGCAGCTCAGCAATTAATGATTACAAATCCGCAGGCCGCAAAAGCATTGCTACAGGCTTCTCGTGATATTAGACAATCAGGAACAATGACTAGAGAAGGAGCATTTAAGATTGACGAAGCATTCAATGCTGGTGCTATTGCTAGTCAAAAAAATGCTGCTCAAGTAACGTTGGCCACGTATGATGCTGAAAAATGGGGCAAGGGTATTGTTTCTAATTTAGATCGAGCCAACAGGGCAGAAAAAGATAACGGAAGTCTAAGAGCACAAGCGGCACAACAAGAATTAGACAGACAAAAACAATTAACAGAAGGCGCCAAAGGTCTTGATCCTGCTAAAATGAAAAGTAACATGGAAAAGTTAGCTGACCTTTCAAATAAATTTATGGCAGCATTGGCTAATAGTCCGTTGTTAGATAAAATGTTGCAGTCATTTACAGCGGCCATAGAAGAACTAACTCCTATATTAATTGAAGGATTGACTTGGGTGGCAGACCATGCAAAAGAAGTAGCTATAGGAATGGGAATACTAGGTGGACTTATAGTAGTTTCAAGCGCCATTACTGCTGCTGCAAATTTAGTTCAAGCAGTTAATGTTTTAGGTTTAACAGCACTGGCATCAGCAGTATGGGCAACCGTAGCTCCTGTACTAGCGGCCGCAGCGCCATTTATTGCAGTAGCGGCAGCGGTTGCAGGTGTTGTTTATCTCTTTAAGAAATTATATGATAGTGGTTGGACATTTGGAACAATTATTGATGCTTTAAAAGATAATTTCCAACGTTTATGGATGACTTTGCAAGATTGGATGGATTCTTTATTAGAGAAAATACCAAATGCAATTGGTGGTATTAGTAAAGCAGAAGCTGATAGACGTAGAGCCTTAAGGGATGACCAACGTAAAGAACTTGACGCTAAAGAAAAAGATAGAGACGATAAGAGAAAACAAAAAGCAATAGAACGTGGAACTTACGAGGAAGATAAGAAAGCTACTCAAGAACATACTAAAACAACACAAGCTGCTACCGCTGCGGCTCAAGAGGCAACTAAAACAACAGAAGCTCAAGTAGAAGCACAGAAGAAAATTAATTACACAAGTCCTGAAGAAACATTTAAAGCCTTTAAAGAAAGAAAAACTATGGGAGGAGGAGCTCCTTCACCTGCCACACCTGCTACTGCACCCGCTGCACCAACAGGAGGACCGGCCCCAGGAGCTGCTGGACCGTTAAATCAAGATCAACAGAAAAACATGGCTCTAGTTGAAGCAGCTCTTAAAAAACAAGGAATTACTGATCCTGCTTATGTTGCTGCTGTCAAAGGCAACATAATGAAAGAAACTGGCGGTAAGAGTATTTCTGAAAATATGAATTATGCTAATACATCTAACGATCGTATTAGAAAAATATTTGGTAGTAGGGCTGCTGGAAAATCCGATGCAGAACTAAATGCTATCAAAGGCGACCAGCAAAAAATGGGCGAAATGATGTATGGTTCCGGCACAGCAATGGGTCGTCAAATGGGGAATACGGAACCCGGAGATGGATGGAAATATAGAGGCAGAGGTTTTATTCAGTTAACTGGTAAAAATAATTATGCCGCTGCATCAAAAGCCATCTACGGTGATGATAGATTAGTTAAAAATCCAGATTTAGTTAACGATCCACAGGTTGCTGCGGAAGTTAGTGCTTGGTATATGAAAAAAGGTCAAGCCGGAATGGCTAGCAAACTTGGTATGGGCACTTCTGGATTATCTCAAGAACAAGCAAACTTGTTAGCAACAAGCCAAATTGCCGGTGGAGACATAAGACGAAAAGGCGCAATTGGAGAAGAAATTTTAGGAAAAGTAAATTCTTATTCTGGACAATTTGCCAAAGGTGGCAGCGTAACTCCATCGACCTCAACAGCTCAAACTAGTGTATCACAACAACCAGCAGCGCCAGCACCAGCGGCAGCAACTGCTCAACCAAGAACTGGTGCAACAACACCTACACCCGCTAAGGCAACTCAAGAAACAGCTGAATCGCAGTTATCGCTATTAAATACTAAGATGGATCTATTAGTTATGATAAATCGAAAATTATTAGAAGTTAACGACAAGCAGCTTACTACACAAAAGTCTATGACGGGCAATGTATATTCTGCTTAAGGATCATTAATTAAATGAGTTGGAAAAAATATTTTACTCCTGTCAACATCGATAACCAACAAGGAACAATGAGTCCTATTGGCAGTAGAGGGCGACCAGGACCTGCAAGAACTAATTATTCATCATTCTTGCCTGACGTATATGCAGGTAATCCAAATCGTGTCGAACGATATATGCAATATGACACTATGGATATGGACAGCGAAGTTAACGCAGCTCTAGATATCTTAGCTGAATTTTGTACACAAAAAGATAGAGAAAATGGAACAGCGTTTCAACTATCATTTAAAGGCAAACCAACCGGAACCGAAGTTAAGTTAATTAAAGAAAGCCTACAGAAGTGGGCAAAACAAAATCAATTTGACACAAGAATTTTTCGTATAGTTCGAAATTCTTTCAAATACGGAGATTGTTTCTTTGTTAGAGATCCAGAAACTAAAAAATGGTTGTATGTTGATCCTGCTAAGGTTACAAAAATTATCGTTAACGAAAGCGAAGGAAAAATTCCCGAGCAATATGTTTTAAAAGATATTAATTTTAACTTTGCAAATCTAATTGCAACAACTCCTCATGCTACATCAAATACACAACCTAGTGGTACTGGTAGTTATACCGTATCGGGCGGTGGATTTGGTAGAGGATTTGTTGGGGATGCAGCAAGACCTCCTGGCACTAGATTTCACAATCAAGTAAACGAAATAACGGTTGATGCAAAAAATGTTGTGCATATTAGTTTAAGCGAAGGATTAGACAACAATTATCCTTTTGGCAATTCAATTTTAGAATCTGTATTCAAAGTCTACAAGCAAAAAGAATTGCTTGAAGATGCTATTATTATCTATCGTATACAACGTGCTCCAGAAAGACGTATTTTCTATGTAGACGTTGGAAATATGCCAGCACACATGGCTATGAGCTTTGTTGAACGTGTTAAAAACGAAATCCAACAAAGACGTATTCCTAGCGCCAGCGGTGGTGGCAATAATTTAGTTGACGCTAGTTATAATCCACTAAGTGTAAACGAAGATTACTTCTTCCCACAAACTGCTGAAGGTCGTGGTTCTAAAGTTGAAACACTACCGGGTGGTACTAATCTAGGTGAAATTACAGATTTACGATTCTTTACAAACAAACTTTTCCGTGCTTTAAGAATACCAGCAGCATACTTGCCAACAGGTATTGAAGAAGCAAGTAATACTATTGCCGACGGAAAAGTTGGAACGGCATATATTCAAGAATTACGATTTAATGAATATTGCAAACGTTTACAATCAATGATAGCGCAAACATTTGATGTTGAATTTAAACTTTGGATGGCTGCGCAGGGCGTAAACATTGACAATAGTTTATTTGAATTAAAATTTAATACTCCACAAAACTTTGCTGCTTATCGTCAATCAGAACTTGACACAGCAAGAGCAGCAACATATTCACAAGTTTCACAAATTCCTCATCTAAGCAAACGTTTTGCACTAAAACGCTTCTTAGGATTAACTGAAGAAGAAATTAAAGAAAATGAATCATTATGGCGCGAAGAAAATGGTTCTAACCTAACACCTACGGATGATGCTGCTGGAGACTTAAGATCGGCTGGCGTAACACCGGGAGGTATGGCGGCAGAAGCGGGTGGACAAGACGCAGAAGCACCCGACGATTTAGCAGCACAAGCAGCTGAACCAGGGGCTGAACCTGAAGCTGCTCCAGCAGCCTAACTTAGGTAAATATTATTATGCTTCTACGTGAATTTTTCTATTTTAACGACAATACAAACGACTTTGGAAACGATCAAAGATATGACGCTTCCAGAGATAGTTCTGTCTTAAAAAAATCAGATACTCGTAAAATTCGATTAACTTTACGACAAATCAACCAACTGCGCCAACAAAGCGAAGCTCATGAAATGGAAGAACAATCAGAGCGTTCGTTTATACAACAGATGTACGGTACTCCAGTTGAAGCACAGCAACCCGCGGAATGAACCAGCTTTCGTACTTGGTAATGGGCGTAGCAGACTAAGATTAAATCATGCTGCCCTGCCAGAATACGGCACTACATTTGGTTGTAACGCACTTTACAGAGAATTTGAACCCGATTTTTTAATTGCAGTTGACGTAAAAATGGTCAACGAAATTATAGCCAGCGGGTATCACAGAACACATTCTGTATGGACAAATCCAAACAAAGGAGTTAATACTAAGTCCGGAGTTAACTTTTTCCATCCGCATAGGGGATGGAGTAGCGGTCCAACAGCTCTTTATTTTGCTTGCGATTGCGGCCACAAAGACATATATATTTTTGGATTTGATTATGAAGGCATAGAAGGTAAATTTAACAATGTTTATGCCGATACATATAACTATAAAAAGAGTTTTGAACCGCCCACTTACCACGGTAATTGGCTAAGTCAAACAGAAAAAACGATTAGAGATTGGAGAGGTAATCAGTTTTACAGAGTAGTAGAATCGGGATCATTTATTCCAGAAAAACTTGGCCCTACATTACCAAATTTAAAACATATAAGTTTTGAAGAATTTGAAAAAAAGTTCCCCGGAACTATATATTCTGACCAAACGAATCAAAAAAACGTCATTTAACCCCTTTTTTTAATCTACGCAGTAAATAAAAACACAGCCTAACCATACCTTGAAGGAGAATTTAACATGGCAGATAAGAATTTATTAAGCCAAATGCTAGAGCATTTGGTTAACGACGATCAAGCAAAAGCTGATGAGCTTTTCCACGAATACGTAGTACAAGCATCACGCGAAATCTACGAAAATTTAATTGAATCTGAAATCGCAGAAGAAGAAGATAAAGAAGACGAAGACATGGACGAAGCTGCACAAGATGATGATGCAGAAGAAGACAAAGTTGACGAAGCTTCCGAAGAAGATAGCGACGAAGATGATCTAGATGAAAACTTCGAAGATGTTGCTTTTGAAGGTGGCGACGAGCCTGAAATGGGCGGTGATCCAACAGACGACCTAGAAGGTGACCTAGAAATGGGTGACGAAGAAGGCGGCGAGCAATCTGAAGAAGAAATTATGCAAGATTTAGAGTCTATTGTTGACGAACTACAAGCTAAATTTGCGCAGCTAAAAGGCGAAGAAGAAGCCCAAGGCGAGTTTGGTGACGAAGAAGGCAGTGACGATATGCCTGAAGAAGAAGGTTTTGATTTAGAAACCGTTCGTGAATATGTAGAAAAAGTTCCAGCAGGTCACGGTGCTGAAAAGAAAGGTGCTGCTGAAAAATCTGACAACACAAAGTCTACAATCGACAACATGAAGAATGATATGGGCGGTACAACTGCTAACATCCTTTCTTCTAAAGAAGATGCAGCTACTTACGCTAACCAAGGCGCATTAAAAGGCAATGGTCTTGAAAAAGGTAAGGTAAGCGACAATCCAGATGCTAAAGGCAACGTGAATGTACCAGGCGGTAACGCTGGTAAAACTGGTTTCAAATCAAAAGAACCAGGTCATGGTGCTGAGAAAAAAGGTTCCGGCGAAAGCGCCGATAACAAGCAAAGCCTTTTCCGTGGTCGTAGATAATTGAGGACAAATAGGTGAAAACTACCTTAGCAGAACATCTGAGTTTTGACCAGGCTAAGATTGTCTTAGAGAGCGAAGGTGAGGGCGACAAAAAGTCGCTCTTCCTAAACGGGATTTGCATCCAGGGCGATATCCGAAATGCAAATCAGCGTGTTTATTCTTCTCAAGAAATTGGCAGGGCTGTCAAGACGCTCAACGAACAAATCTCTGGCGGATACTCCGTGCTAGGGGAAGTTGATCATCCTCAGGATTTACGTATCAACCTCGACCGTGTATCACACATGATTACTAAAATGTGGATGGACGGCCCTAACGGCTACGGAAAACTAAAAATTCTTCCTACTCCAATGGGTCAATTAGTTAAGACTATGTTGGAGTCGGGAGTTAAACTTGGAGTTTCAAGTCGTGGATCTGGAGAAGTTGATAACAGCGGAAACGTTCAAGGATTTGAAATTATTACGGTTGATGTAGTAGCACAACCAAGCGCACCAGGCGCTTATCCAACACCAGTTTATGAACACTTGATGAACAATACAGGTGGATATCAGGCTTATAGAATAGCACAAGAAGTTAAAGGCGACCCAAAGGCACAGAAATACTTAGCAGAGAGCCTAAAGCGAATAATCGCAAGGCTCAAATAACCAGTAGGAGAATCACATGCTAGATATCGTAAAACAATTGTTTGAGAACAATGTGATTTCCGAAGAAATTAAATCGGAAATTGAAGCTGCTTGGGATAGCAGAATTCAAGAAAACCGTGAACAAGTCACTGCTGCACTACGTGAAGAGTTTGCTCAAAAATATGAGCATGACAAGTCCGCAATGGTTGAAGCCGTTGAATCGATGTTAGTTGATCGTTTACAAGCTGAGTTATCAGAACTTGCAGAAGATCGTCAAGGATTGATTGAAGCTAAAGCCAAGTACGTTAAGAAAATGACTACTGATGCGAAAGCATTTGAGTCATTTATTTTTAACAATCTACAAAAGGAAGTGTCAGAACTACACGCAGATCGCAAGTCAGTTGCAGAAAATGTCTCTAAATTAGAATCATTTATCGTTGATGCTCTAGCAAAGGAAATTGCAGAATTCCATCAAGATAAGAAAGATCTTGCAGAAACTAAAGTTAAACTAGTCCGCGAAAGCAAGGCTAAGTTTGAACAAGTTCGCAAGGAATTTATTGCACGTTCAGCTAAAATCATTGAAGAAACCGTAAGCAAAGGCCTACGTTCTGAAATGACTCAGTTACGTGAAGACATCGAAGCAGCCCGCAAGAATGACTTTGGTCGCAGAATTTTTGAAAGTTTTGCTAGCGAATTTGCAACGAGCTATCTCAATGAGAAATCAGAGACAGCTAAACTTCTAAAAGTTGTTGAACAAAAAACTAAAGAAGTTGAAGAAGCAGCTAAAGTTGTTGCAGAATCACAAAAACTAGTAGAGAGCAAAGAAGCACAAATTGCTAAAATCGTTAATGAAGCTAAACGCAAGGACGTTATGAGCGAATTGCTTGGCCCATTATCAGGTGATAAGCGAGAAGTTATGCGCGAACTACTAGAATCAGTTCAAACTGAGAAATTACATGGAGCTTTCGACAAGTATCTACCAGCCGTTATGGATGGTGGAGCACCGGCGAAGAAAGCACTCACAGAGGCTAAAGAAGTTACAGGCAATAAAGAAAAGGCACAATCAATCAGCGGAAGCGAAGAGAAAACCGCTGAAATATTTGACATCCGCAGGCTTGCGGGACTAAAAGTTTAAGGAGAACTATATGTCACAACTACTCGAGTCACGCTGGTCGGAAACCAAAGAGGCACTATTAGAAGGCCTACAAGGTAACAAGCGTACCGTTATGGCAACTACTCTAGAAAATACTCGCAAGTATCTAGCAGAAAGTGCTACAGCTGGTGCTACTTCCGCCGGTAACGTTGCAACACTAAATCGCGTCATTCTTCCAGTAATCAGACGTGTTATGCCAACCGTTATTGCTAACGAGTTGGTAGGCGTACAGCCTATGACTGGACCAGTTGGTCAGATCCACACATTGCGTGTTCGCTATGCAGATAGCTTTAACAGCACAAGTGGTACTGATATTACAGCCGGTGACGAAGCACTAAGCCCATTCAAGATTGCTGAAGGCTATTCTGGTGCAGCTAACGACAAGGCAGCTTCTACAGCAGCTCTTGAAGGCGTAGCTGGTAACAGACTAAGCATTCAAATCTTGAAACAAACCGTTGAAGCTAAAACTCGTAAGTTATCAGCTCGCTGGACTTTCGAAGCTGCACAAGATGCACAAGCTCAACAAGGTATTGATATCGAAGCAGAAATCATGGCCGCATTGGCACAAGAAATTACTGCTGAGATTGATCAAGAAGTTATTGGTAGCTTAAACAGCCTAGCTGGTACCGTATTAACATACGATCAAAACAGCGTTTCTGGTACTGCTACATTCGTTGGTGACGAACACGCTGCTCTAGCTGTTCAAATCAACCGTGCTTCTAACCTAATCGCTCAGCGTACACGTCGTGGTGCTGGTAACTATGCAGTTGTTAGCCCAACAACATTGACACTTCTACAAAGTGCTACAACTTCTGCTTTCGCAAGAACAACAGAAGGTACATTCGAAGCACCTACAAACACTAAGTTTGTTGGTACATTGAACGGCGCAATGAGAGTGTTTGTTAACACATACGCTACAAGCGATGACGTTCTAATTGGTTACAAAGGTTCTAGCGAATCTGATGCTCCAGCATTCTACTGCCCATACATTCCATTGATGAGCAGCGGTGTTGTATTGGATCCATCAACATTTGAACCAGTAGTTAGCTTCATGACACGTTATGGTTATGTAGAACTAACTAACACAGCTTCTTCTCTAGGTAATGCAGCTGACTACCTAGCTAAAGTTGCTGTTACAACAGCTAACTTGAAGTTTGCTTAATTAGTAAATTTCATAAGCGAAATTCAAAAAGCCCCGCAAGGGGCTTTTTGTTTGACTTAAATATTGGTATGCGAATTGAAGGAGAAAAAGATTTTTCTTTACTACGCAAGCATATTCAAGCATGGCGTAGTCGTTTTCCTATGTTTACTCATGATGTTAATCGAATCGAACAAATTATAGAAAATCACATACAAAATTTTGCAATTGCTGGAGTACACTATAGACAAACGCATCAAAGACAATATTTAGAAAGAGCGCAAGCAGAAATAGACGAAATTAACAGAGTAATCGAATTAGTAGAAAAATTAGAGCTAATGGCATTACTTGGTCGCTGATAAATAAAGTATCGTAATGATTTATGCGGTACCCACCGCGTAGACCCAGAACGTCATTCAAAGGAGAAAACAAATGGGACGTCCATTAAGAAAAGATGTCAGAGGTACTGACGTAATTAACACACCAGTTAGCGATACTGGTATTACCGTAAAATTTCATGACGGTAGCTCATTAAGAACAGACGGAATCATCATTAAACAACGTGGTGCAAAAACTTTTGTTGTTGCTAGAAGAGGTTCCCCAACAACTATCTATACTTGTGTTTTAACAAACGGAACACCAAGTGCAGGCGGTGAAATGCAAATCACTGGTTCAACATCTGGAATGTTAGATGCTAACCTAGTAAATTGCGCAAAAATTACTAAGCGTATTTTTACAGACTTTAGCGGCAATCGTTATACATGGTACTTAGAGTCTGATTCATCTGCAGATTATATTGTTCTAACAGCAGTTTAATTTTTAGGAAGTATTCATGGGTCAATATATCCAAGTCAACGGTGACTATAATATAAAAACCAAAACTGGTGGGAAGGTAACTTTAAATACCGGACCGGGTGTGGGAGAAGTTAGGGTCACTGGAAACCTAGTAGTAGACGGAGATACATTAACCGTATCTGCAGAAAACTTGCAGGTTCAGGATAATTTGATCACATTAAACTATGGTGAAACTGGCGCAGGGGTGACCCTGCGCTATTCAGGCATGGAAGTTGATAGAGGTACAGAAAACAAAACTGCTATTATCTATGACGAAAATGATGATACCTGGAACATTGGTAACGGAACACCCGAAAGTGGATATGATTACAATGATAGCAGGTTAAGACTTAAAGAAGTTTTAACTAACGCTGACACTGATGATGGCGATTTAACATTAATTGGATTTGGAACAGGAGTTGTTAAAGTATTAGGTACTGACAACTATCGTTTACAAGTTACCGATCCAGATGACATTCCAAATAAAGATTATGTTGATTATGCAATTTTGAATAATCCAACATATCAATTAAGAAGAGATGATACTCGTGTTGTAGCATTTGATGCTAATGATCCGTTGATACCTTCTTTATCATTATCAAATTCTATCGGACCTTATATTTCACAGCCGAGCGAAAGTTTAGTTTCTATTTTAGTAGACGATTTTGAAGTTGCAGCATTTTCTAGATCACAAATTCGCTTTGCGGGTTTAAATTTCTTTACTGAAGACGCCGCCCCGGGAGCACCATTTGGTACAGCAGATGCCGCTGTTATTCAAACTACAAGTTCAAGTGGTAATATTAAATTAGAAACAAACAGCACAGGTAAAGTTGAAATTACCTATGCGTTGCAATTAGACGACAACGGAGTAACACCAGCTTCGGTTGATAATGCTACATTGCTATACGGCGGAACAATTGGAACAGGTAAAACAGGTTTATATTTTGTTAATACATCTACCACAGACGAATTAATAAGTAAAAGAAAAGCCTTTTTATACAGCGTAATATTTTAAGAGATAGAAAAACATGATATATAGCACCAGACTAACAACAACTAGCGATACACTAGTATACACCAGTAGTACAACTGGGGCTCCAATTGCAGGTCCTGTATTAGGACAAGAAAATGCAGTTACATCGATTATCATCTGCAACACAGGGACTCCAAATTTAACAGACGAAACCGTCAATAGTTCTACAATAACAATTAATTTATGTGCAGGTGGCGGTAGTGCTTCTGATACTAATACAATTGTTAAAAATTTAATTATACCTGCAGGAGAAACCGTATTTTTCAGCGATGAAAAAATTGTTCTAGATGCAGGAGATACAATTAGAATGACTGCAAGCGCAGCAAATCTATTAAGTATAACCGTGAGCACATTGGCAGTATGAGATTTCTTAAACAAAAAACTATTAGCAAATATAGTCCTAGTGATAACACTTTGTTTACTAATCACTATGGTCGTGCAGTTATGGATCTAACCGGTGGTCTTAGACTTCCTAAAGGAACAGAAGCTCAAAGACCGCAAACATCTAGTGTAAGAAATCCGGAAGGAGCTGACGGATTTATTAGATATAACACAGACACAAATTCTATAGAAGCATTAATTAGCGGCGTTTGGGAAGTAGTTAGAGCGCCGGGCGCAACATCAATATACAAACAAACGTTAGGACCAGGCGACGATATTGAAACAACATTTGGCCCGCTGTATTCTATTCCTGCAGCCGATGATAATATTATTGTCCTAGTTGAAAACGTAATTCAAATTTCGGTAACAAACTACAATATATCCTATAATCACTTGGGTTCAGGAGATGCTTATATTGTGTTTACTAGTGCAGTACCATTAGATAAGTCAATAACCATATATTTCGGTTTCGCAAACTAATATTAAAACGGTTAAATATACGTATCAATGGAGCGGAGATACGTAAATGGCTTTTGTTTTAGCAGATAGAGTTAAAGTTCGTTCACATAGCACAGGAACGGGTGATTTCATCTTGACCACAACTTATCCTGGTTTTCAGAGTTTTAATGATGCTATCGGTGACGGAAACGAAACTTATTATCTTATTATAGATAATGCAGGTAATTGGGAAGTAGGTCGCGGTACTTATTTTACAATCACTTCTAGTCTAACACGAGATACGATTGTATCTTCATCTAACAATAATTCTTTAGTTAATTTTCCAGTAGGCGGCAAAAATGTTTCAGTGACATTTCCGTCAAGCCTTGCAGAAAGTTATCTTGTCGGTGGCGGGGGCAGCACCACTGACAGCTTCAAATACATAGCAGTATCAGGACAATCCACCGTTTCTGCTGACAGCTCAACCGATACATTAACTTTAATAGCCGGAACCGGAGTTAGTATAACAACTAATGCTGTTTCAGACTCTATTACAATTTCTAGCTCAGGACAAAGTGTAGAGCTTGCAAACAACGGACATACGTTTGCATTAGATACCTCTGGAAGATTAAATTTAGATTCCTCAATTAGTATCTCTAGCGAATATCAAACGGTAAATTCTGGAATTGAAACTAGTATATACAGCAGCAATGGAAGATACATTCGAGCAGTTAAATTAGTAGTATTTGTTGAATCTTTTAGTCCATATGCCTCGCAAGCAAATGATTTATTGGCTATCTACGATCAGTTAAGTGGTAATGTTTATGTAACGGCTTATGGATTAATTTATACTGGAGCAACCCCGTTGGCAACATTTGATGGAAATTATGTTGCTGGAAGTATAGAAATTACAATAACATCAACGGTTAATGCTAATGTTCGAGTTAATGTATTAGAAATGTTTGGAACTGATTAATTATGTCAGATATTATTTCAGATGGTGGATTTAGCGAAGGGTTTGGTGGCGATGAATATAATCCTGCCTCTGCCCTAGGGCGAATTAGTGGAAAATTATTAAAAGAAAATCTTTTAAGAAACGGTGTAGATCTTACATTTAGAAATACATCAACCGATCCTGATCTTTTATATATTGATGTTAATAACAATAGGATTGGTATTAACAAAGAAAATCCAAATTTTGCACTTGAAGTTATTGGAAAAACTAAAGTTTCAGATAATTTTATAGCCAGCGGAACCACAGCTACATTTGATAATATTGTTTTTAATTCTACAGGCTCAATAACTTCTACCGTGGGTCCTATTATTATTGAACCTCAAGGTAGTAATCCGTATGTTGAATATGGAAAAGTTACAAATCCTAAATTAGAATTAAAAGACAATTACATTAATGTTACAACTACAAATACAAGTTTAATATTAGATCCTCACGGAACAGGAATAGTTGATTTTCAGTCAAGTGTTAATATTAATAATAATTTGTCTGTAGGAGGAAATATCAGTGCCGCAGGTAATTTACAATTTAACGGTACACTAACCATTGGCGATAACGCTGTTGATACCGTTGTTGTATCTCCGGACTTTACACAAAGTATTATTCCTGGAGATAACAACCTGTACGATCTTGGAAAACCAAACAAACGCTGGGCAGAATTTTGGTTTTATGACGATCCGGGCGTTACAAGCATTAATACAACAAATTTAATTATTAGTGGGCAAACACTAATAACAGGACATACAATATCAACAATTCAAAGCAACGACGATCTTGTACTTGACTCAGCATCTGGGAATATAACATTAGAAAAGATTAATATAAACGCTGGTGTTATAACAAACTTAGAAAATACCCCAATTACTATTACACAAACTGCCGCTGGATGGACAAAATTTAATACAGATACTGGTGTAGTTGTTCCTGTAGGTAATAATTCTCAGCGTCCATACATTGAAGAAGGTGACACTCGCTGGAATACCGAAAAAGGTTATTTAGAGTGTTTTGATGGTAATGTTTATACCGTAGCCACTGGTGGTGGCGTTGTAGTTACATTACCTATCATGGAAGAGCTTACTAATCTTTGGGCCCTTGTAGTGGGTTAATTTTCCTATACGACTAAATACTACTAATTGCAAGAGAAGACCAATTTTCTTGTAAAATTAACCTGTGGTAAACCCGCATAGAGCGAACAGCTGAAAAAGTGGTTATCCGTGAAACACGGTGTCTAGGGGAGAGCGTATGGCGATTGGTCGTATTTCCGGGCCGCTCTTAAAAGCCAATCTCATTAGAGATGGTGTGAATTTGGCTTTTGAGACCGACCTTCTGTATCTTGATGTAGTCAACTCCAAGATTGGCATAAACTCTGCTGATCCACAATTCGCCCTAGACGTAGTAGGTACAACCAGAACAACAGATTTAGAAGTTACTAATCAATTTGATATTGGTAACTTTACCATTTCTGGTAACACAATCAACAGCACACTTCCAACTATTAGCTTTACCGCATCAGGCGGTGAGGCAACAGCATACCATTCTAGACTAATTGTTAATGATCTAGAACTTAATAATAACACTATTTCAACAACCGTTTCTAATTCAAATTTAGAATTACGCCCTAACGGAACAGGAATAGTTGACATTCAAAGTTCTGCAAACATTACAGGAAATGTTACAATTGGCGGAAACATAAATGCTACAGGAAATGTTACAATTGGCGGCAATTTAGTAATCGGTGATAGTTTATTCGATACCGTTACAATTAACGCTAGTATTAAAAGCGACCTAGTACCAGAAACAGATAATACTTATGATATCGGTTCATCAGGAAATAGATGGAAAGATATCTATGCTAATAATTTTTATGCTAATACTTTAAATTTAAACACTTTTGATGTTGGAAGCATAACAATATTTGATAATACAATCACCACAACATCAGGGCAAGATTTAATTTTAGATCCAAACGGCTCTGGTGCGTTAAGAGTTGGTAATTTTTCTATTAGAGATAATGTAATTACAAATACGGTTTCAAATTCTGTTACTGAATTTGTACAATCTGGTGCAGGGTATTTTAAAATCACAGGAACAAATGCGTTTGTTCCACCTAAAGGAACTTCTGGACAAAGACCAGTAGCACCTTATCTAGAAGTTGGTATGACTCGTTATAATACTGACTCCAAGGCTTTAGAAATTTGGGACGGATTAGTTTGGGCCAGTCCGGCAGGTACCATTGGTGCTGTTTCTGAAGGTACAGCAAACGACATTGCAATCAAATATGCATTGACATTAGGATAAGAATAAAATGCCAACCACGTTTAAACATGCAGTTAACACAGGAATAGGAACATCACCAGTTGACGTATTACAAACCCCTATCGGTTATAGAATTACCGTGATCGGATGTAATCTAGCAAACACAACTGACTACGATGTTTGCGTTGTTGACGTTTATGTAGTTAGTGAGGATAGTGTTGAAGCAGTCTATATCAAAGGACTACCAATACCTCCAAACTCATCGGTAAAGTTAATTACTAACGGAGAAAAATTAATATTACCAGAAACAGCAGGATTAAGAATTGTCAGCGATACCGAAACAAGCGTTGACGCAGTAGTAAGTTACGTTGAGATATCATAAGGAGTAGAAGATGGCAGGCGGAAATAATTATTATTTAGGCGATGATCCGGTATCACGCCTAGGCGACACTCCTAGATTTTTCTACGGACTAAGAAAAAATGAAAATGGAAGTTTATTTTTAGCTAGGGTTGACCAAGTTAAAGATAAAGGAATTATTACAATTAATAATCCAGGTTTAGAAGAAAATAATTACACAGATTTTGAAACTGGTGTAGATTTTTTTGAAGGCATAGATGTTAACCATAACCCTGTTTACGAAAATTTAAACTATACTCAGTATAGATGGGACGATCGTCCAATGTTCTATTATATTAATGAAGAAGGTGAATTAGTTGTTCGTGTTAATGAAGGTTATGTCTATGATAACGGATCATCAGAGGAATAATAATAAATGGCAGATTTTAAATTAAGTAGATTTAGATATACTTGGCAGGGCGAATGGGCTCCTGCAACAAGATATAATCCTGATGACATTGTAAGTTACGGTGGAAAATCTTTCACCTGTTTAACAACACACGTTTCAAATTTTGATTTTTATGCTGACTTAGAATTTTATAATAATGATATTCCTCCATTATTAGTTCCAAGATGGGAATTGGTAGCAGACGGTGTCAGCTGGTTAGGAGACTGGGAAACCGATACATATTATAAAGTTGGTGACCTTGTTAAGTTTGGCGGAACAACTTATCTATGCGTAGAAGGTCATACTTCTTCTGCCCCAGATCCTGAAAATCCAACTTCTGCAACTTTAGATTCATATTTTTCAGCAGATGCTGATAAATGGACAATTCAAATCACTTCAAAAAATTGGGCAGAAGATTGGGCACCATCAACATATTATAAATTAAACGATGTAGTTCGTTATGGTGGTATTGCTTATCGTTGTAATTCCTCACACCTGTCAGCCGGATCATTTGAATCTGGTTTAGAAAATAGTCAAAGTTTTTGGGACGTAGTTAATGATTCTCTAGATTGGCAAGGAACTTGGACTATTAACACACGATATAAAGTAAATGATGTTGTCAAATATGGTGGTGTTACTTACAAATGTACCGTTGGTCATAAAGCAGCAGGTTCTGATACACTAGGGTTAAATGCTGATTACGGTAAATGGAGTATTTTACATAACGGATACGAATATGTCGGTACATGGGAAGATAGCGTTACCTATAAACTTAATGATGTAGTAAAATACGGTTCTTATCTGTACTATTGCACAACATTTCATTTATCTGCTACAAATTTTGATATTAGTAATTGGTCTATATTTTGCCCTGGAGCAGAATACGATGTAAATTGGTCATCAACAACAAATTATCAACAAGGCGATATTGTTAGATACGGTGGAAACTTATATGTTGCATTGAGCAGTAGCGTAGTCGGACAAAACCCATCAACACAGACAACAGCATGGCAATTATTATTTCAAAGCACAAGAATTGCCGGAACATGGGATGCATTTATTCAATATAAAATTGGAGATGTTGTTCGAAGAGGCGGAAATTTATATCTAGCATTTTC